TATAGCTCCGCGGCCAAGAGTGCCCAATCCCTCAATTGTTTGAGGAAGATTTCTAGGATCCAATAATTGGACAAAACCTTCACCATATTTTTTTAAAGATGGACCAAGGTTGCTCCAAGTTTCTTTAATATCGTTCTGATCAACCATAACTTACTCCTTTTCGCCTTGGATTTCTCGCCCGTCAGGGAGAATAACCATAACACCTTTTGGCGTTTCTCTGATTATTCTAAGAACTTCACTGTTTGGTGTGTTTGGGGGAATAGCAACAGTGTTATTGTCTTGAATAACTGGTTCTTTTGGAGTTCCAAGCCCCATATTTTCAAGTACGTCAGGGTTAGAACCTGCAAAAGGTTTAATTTCTTTTCTGGCTCTTTCTTTAAACAAATCAGCATTATTTTCAGGATTTTCTCCAAAATTCATATTGAAAACAGAAACATCACGAGGTTTATTTTTAATGAACTCAGAAGACCTCTTGTAACCAAGATCTCCATACCCCACTGCATCTGTAATGTTTTTATACAGAGCATCAGGATTTTTTTCTGGGTCAGGAACGGTTACCATTGCCATTTCGCCACCTGTTGCGGGGGCTGATTTTGCAAATTCATTCGTTTTTGCAATAGCAATCAACATAGCGTCTTTTGCTGCCGCATCAAAATTTGGTGCCGCTTCGGCATCAAATCCTTCTACACCAAAGATATTTCTCATGAAATCATTAAGTTGCGCAAAACCTTGTGAACCTCGGCCTGCACCTTTCCATTGTTGATAAATACCAGCAAGGCTTATAAGGCGAGGGCGAAGATCTGATTTCCAAGATCTGACAAAATTATTTGATTCCTTTAACTGGTCATTAAACATGTCAACATTGGCTTTAGCCGTAGGGTCTTCACCCGTTACAACTTTGCGTCCTTTATATGTAAATTCACCAGGCGTCCCACTTTCCGCGGCATCTGCCAACCCTTTGAGGTAATCAACGCCAGTAATCCCAATTTTTTGCCCCGTTTGCGGGTCATAAACAGTTTGGATTGTGTTAGCTACTGACGCAATTTGAAGTTGCACATTGTTCAGTTTTTCAATTTCTCCTTTAATAACATCTGCTTGTGCTCCTCTTGCAACTCCAAGTTGGCGGTTTAATTTTTCAATTGTCGATTGGATCACAGCCGGATCTGACAAATAGGAAAGTGGAACAATTTTCCCCTCGCCCAAATCAACTGTTTTTTCTTTCGCAACAGGTTTTTCTCCAACAGATCCAAGACCACCTTCGTCTATGGTGCCCCCGCCTTCTATTACTTTACCCGCTCCTCCAAGACCTTCCCCACCAACTTCAGTTGTGCCGGATGGAGACGTTTTTTCTGCGCCGCCAAGTCCGGTTATTGAAGAAGACAAATTAAGTTCGTTGGCAGCACTACTCATTATGCGGCCATACTCTTCAACGCTCACTTCTCCTCCATTCAGATCACGATAGCCAATAATTTTGCTACCAGTTGCATCCATGAGAGGTTCAAAACGATCTTGCAGATATTTAAGAGCTTGGATCCCTTGGGTCCGCCCAGTAATATCAATTCCCTGTTGCGCAAGGCCGCGCTCGAGAGACTGGCCACGGAGCCCTGCATACGTCTTCGCGCCTCCGCCAAGACCTTGCAATAGTGCGGCACCAAGATACGGACTGTTTGACGAAGCCATTGTGCCAACGCCGCCCAAAACTGACAACAGAAGATCGGTGGAATCCGGACCTTCACGGTTTTTACCTTTTACGTCTTGTGCGCTTGATTTTGAAAACCCAACTGATTCAGCAAGTCTATCAATCATTGATTGAGATTTAGGTGGGTTCAACCCACCTTCGCCTACGTCGGCGGAAGGTGTTGCGTTTTTGGCAGGAAGATCTTCTTCGCCCATAAGTTTCCGAGCAACTGTCCAAGGCTTCCAACCATTTTTTGCGGCGTAATTATTTGACCAATCAATTGAAGCGCGAATAACGTCTGGGTTTTTTCGAACTTCTGGGTCTCTCAAATCAAAACCTGTTTGCTTGGTAAACTCATCTCCAAGACCAGGCTTTGAAAATTGTTTTGATGTATTCCCATAATGCAATTGCGCAATGCCGTAAGAAGACTTGTCATCTCCTTCCGCCAAGGGATTAAACCCGCTTTCCCCATGATAAACTTTTGCCGCAAATTGCGGGTCTTTATGTCCTGCACGTTTGGCAGATTCAATTGCGTAGTTTTTCCAATATTCAGGGCTTGATTCATCAACTGCGCCATCTGTCGCATAACCCGCACGACCGCCATTCTTCATGAACCCAGAAGCGAGCTTCGCCATGTCCATGATGGCTTTCATCGTTGGATCTTGCATTGCCCCAGGAAGGTGCTTTTGTTCAGGCATTTTGAATTTGGACGTGTCGTCCGGAATGTCGAGCTTTTTTGGGTCGGAGTCCAAATCGTAAGGCATGCCTCCGGCAGCGTACCCTACAAGGCCACCACGAGCTTCTTCTTTTTTATCCAGATCTTTATAAAATTTATAAAGATCTTTTCCTTTTGTTGCCAGATCCGCAAAATCTGTTGCGGTCCCAAGACCTTGCTTCAAAAGGCTTTCTGGAATAGGAGGTGCGCTATCGGGAGTCATGAGCCTTCCAACAGGCAAGCTCGCCTCCGGAACGCGGCCATGCTTGCCAATGCCACCAGACAACCCGCGAGCGGTTGGAACATGGCTACGATCGCCACTGTCAAAGAACCCTTGTTGACGGGAAAGGATGTTGTAAATTGAGTATGGGTCGTAAGGATCGTAAGCTCCGCCTCCTGAAGCAAAACCTTGACCCATGTGTTGCATACCAACAGCACCGCCTTCAGACACCAAACCACCTTCTTCAAAATGTCCGCGGCGAGCGGATTCTTTTGTTGCCGCATCGTAGTCAACAGTCTTGTAACCCTTAGCCAAGCCAACGGCTTCGGGGTGGTGCTTTTCAACGTTCTGCGCCGAGAGGCCAATTTGCTTCGGTCCGTCCTCGCCTTTGTAACGGAACTTGATGATGTCCTGACCGTCGAAGGTCTTACCGATCTTTTCAATGCCTTCTTTGAGCCGTTCATCCGAGAAGAACGACATTGGCTGAGTTGTTGTTGTGTTCGAGCCGGACAACGCGCCTGTACCCATTGCAATGTTTCCAAGAAATTGAGCAACTTGATACGGGTATGCCTGTTCTTGCAAGAACTGGTTGTACAGAGCGGTCTTTCCGGCCTGTTCAGTCTGTTGACCAAGGGTTCCCGCGCCGATTTGCGCCTGAGATCCCTGTAGCCCCGCCTGTTGGGCGGCAAGGGCTGTTTGACCACGTTGGCCGAGACCTGACATATAATTCTGTGCGGCGTTCTGGAAACCTTGCGATTCCATGCCACCAATCGTCTGACCGAGAGCAAGGTTCTGTTGATTGATCAAGTTCCCCATACCAATATTGGCTCGATCGCCGCCGAACGCACCTTGGCCGATCGCGGATCCCTTCATCTGAGCTTGCTGTTGACCCGCAACATTTTGCATCTGATTTCTTGTCGAGGCGACCGCGCTCTCGAGGTAAGGGTTCATGTAACCCTTTACGCCCTGAGAGAACCCCTCGGGAGTGTAGCCTTGCTGAACTTGGTTCAAAACAGGTTGCGCGGCATTGGAATACTGGTTCATGCCAGCCTGACCTGTCCTTTGTTGTTCGTTTAATTGAGCAACAAATTGATCCGGCGTTGTGCCGTATTGCTGAAAAGGCTTTGCGGCAACGCCCTCGGCACGAGTGTTTACGGCATTGTAACGCGCCAAGACTTCGGGAGGAATTGTGGTCGCTGAACTTGTGGTTCCGGTTTTCCCGCCCATGTTAGTGCTCCGTCAAGTTTTCAGGTTGAGCTTCATCTGCCCATTCACCTGTCTTTTTGCCATAAATCCAATAAGCACCCGACTGTGGGCCAAATTGCCGTTCGTAAAGTCTAACCTTGCCTTCAGCCCTATGAGAACTCAAGATCCCAATTACCAATGGCAATTGTAAAACTTCTGCGGCTTGTTTTGCAAATTCACAGAGTTTTCTTGCCCGACCACCTTTTGCGCTTCGATAATCAGGATGAACGAAAATTGCCCGTTCGACAATCGTCAAATCGTCCGAGTACCAAAGAGACTCTGTGCGCAACAAGATTGCAGCTTCAAATTGCTCTTCAGGATTGCCAATGATGCCGACAATGCCGTGATCCCTTGTCAGCCCCGCCCAAAGCTCGCCTAAGAGCTTCATAGGATTAGGATTGGTCAACCCGTTCTCTTCGCATGCCGCAGTAGCCAGTTTCATCATCCCATCGATGTCTTCCGGCGTGCCAACACGAACGCTGAGTTCTTTTTCCATAATCAATCTCTCTTAGGGCCAGGTAACTTTTTCAACGTCTCAATAGTTCTCTTTCGATATTGTTTAACAAAATGATCGAGAACTTCATGCCCATGATCCATGTCGCCATTACCAATTTTAACAACATCATCAGGCTTTATAACATATTCTCCACCCGCCGCCACAATCTCTACAGGAGACGCCCCGCCGGATGCTCTTGCACCGTATGGCTTGCCTTCGGCATACGGGCTTGGAGAAGGGCTGTAGGGCTGTTTGTCGTTCTGCATGTAAGGTTGTGATGAGAACATCTTTCTAGCAACCTTGAACCCCGCCATTGTGTTGCCTTCGCCCATCGCTGAAATGATATCAGCCGGAATCACATAAGATCCGGAATCAACATTCATCGGCAAATGATCCGTTCGTCCAGCGACCGGAGAGTGGATCGGGCCTTCATGCACTTTATTCATTGGCGAAGTTCCAAAAGTTGGAACAGTTTCTGGATAATCAACTTGGCGAGGTTTTGGAAACCCAAAATTTCCACCACCCGCCTTCGCCGTCCGAGCCGATTGCTTGAAAGCGGCGGCGGTTGGTGCGCCTTTTGAATTTGGCTTCCGCATTTTCTCTTTTGAACCGTGGGCGATTCGTTCCCTCTTGGCGTGGATATTGGCGTAAAGACCGCCGCCCATTGCGCGGCCCTCACGAGGGTTTGGATCGTAGTTTACTTCATACCCCTCACCATCATCATCATAATCGTGGTCAACTTTGAACCCATTGTCCGCGTACCAACTTGCCAATTTTTTATTGGAGCCAATGTACTTTTTGTCTGGGTGGTATGCTTTCGCGGTTCCATCAAGCGGCACGTTATGTTTGTCGGCAAGGGTAGTAAGATACTTTAAGGCATCTGTACCCGCTCCAGAACGAGGTGCAAGAGATCGAATATCGCTGAGATGCACACCTTCACTATGAGGTTGGAGATCAACCGTTGTATTCCCTAAAATGCGAGTGCGGCTATCAAACGGATGATCATTTGTGTTTTTATAAAACTCATCCATAAACCCTTTAATGTTGGGGGCTGTTTTTTTGTTTCCTAGCTTTATCCGCGTTGATCCCCCACCGCCCATTGCTTTTGTGTTCCGAGCAACGTTCAACGCCGCGGCAATGGCCTGATTTTGCGGGTGGCCAGAACGCATCATCTCCGAAATATTGGAGCTTACGGTTTTTTGGGACAAACCTTTTTTCAGCGGCATAACGACCTCACGTATAAGTGACAGAAGCAATCTGTCCTGTTCCAGTGGTGATGACAAGGCCGTCTGCGAACGGAACTTGGACTTGAAACACGCCAACTGTGTTGGGAACAATGTAAATCCGCAAACCTGTTAGAGAGTTAATATTTGATGAATCGTAGACGATTCCGGTTGTTGTTCCCGCAACAATAACAGAGATATTGGCGAGCCAACCGCTTCCAACTTTTATTTGTTGGGTCGTTGCCGCCGCAATTTCTTTTGTGTTGTTTGTTCCCGCAAACTTGGCCAATGCGCTTGGATATTCGCCAATTGCAATGACGCCGTTTTTCTGGGTGGTGAGGATGTCGTCAAGACTTGCCATCAGAATTTCCCATCAAGTTGAGCACGGTAACGCAGTGCGCCAATTCGGAAAAATATTCCGTTCAACGCAACATCATTTGCGTCTGCCGTGGAGCACGAAATACGAAGCAATCGATTACGAATTCTGACGCTCAAATACTGCGTGGTTGAATTCATTTCAAATGGGCCATATTGGATAGGAGTATCTCCTGGATAATCCGCTCCATAAAAAGTCAAATACATGGTCGCAGAAGTTGCGGAGCTCGTCGATTGTTGCGCAGTTGTTTGCCATTTGAAATCAGGCCAAATTTGATCAATGAAGATCAAGTTGTCTGCATCGTTCAACTGCATGTAACCCGTTTCAAATGATGACACCATTGGCGAAAAACCAGCATCGTATCCGATTTCATGTTGCCAGATGTAGCCATCATTATCCGCGCCAAGCGGCGGCCCAAGGACGGATTGATCGCACCAAGCGGCACGATCCAACAAACCGTAATCCCATGCTTGGGTGAGGGTGTTATATTTAACGTATGAATCGTTATACGTTGAATTCGTTGATGGGTAATACCACATCACCTCGTCAAAAATAGAGTTCGTAGCGCATTGGATCAGGTCGCTATAAGGATAGCCATTCGGGTCCAAACTGGTGTTCAAATTTTGAAACACTTGATCCCAAACAGGACAAGCCATGTCTTGTGGACCACCTTCGGACAAAACGTTAAATCCTCCAGGAGACATCCAATATGTTGCTCTCCCAAGAATGCCAACTGCCTTTTGCGCAAGCAATCCAACACCGTCCGCGAGCTTGTTGAACCCGAACACATTTGGGTAGCCAATGTATTGCATCGCCCAAAGAGCAAGATCCGTCCAAATCAAAGCCTGTTGGGAAGCCTGAATTCCTCCAACAATTTTGCTTCCTTCCGCAAGCCGGAAAGAACCAGCTTGGTTGTTCGCGGAGGCTTGCCAAACGGTTGCGTCTCCAACCTCCGACCAACGGATCAGCAGCGGATCCTGAATGCCTGTCACGGTTGAACCGTAGGCTACGACTTGCCTCGAAGGCATTGCGATGAAATGACCTGTGTTCGCGGTCGGAGCAGTTTCTAACAAAAACATGGTCGTTGTTTTTGAAGAGGGCGACCAATAATAAATTTCTCCGTTTTGAACGTTTGCGGTAAGAATTTCGCCAAAATTGTTAATCGTCCAATTGGTGGTCGTTATTGTTGGAGCAGTCGGATAGCCAATTGGAATACCCGCTCCATATCCCCCTGCGCCGTATCCGCCGCCTCCATAACCTAAAGGAGCAAAGGCAGACGGAATGTTGTAATAATAAGTAAATTGCGCACTGCCCAAATTCATAAAAAATGAAGTGCTACTTGTCGCGGCAGACGAGGCGGTTATTTGATATTGGGTTGAGCTAATATATGTCGTAAAATAATTTCCAAAAATCGTTACACCCGCAGAAGTCGTGGACGTGAGAAACGCTGCCGTAAAACCATCCTGATATGGATGATTGATCTGAGTAACGGTAATAGTTGAAAATCCATTAGAAACAGTGAACTCAGGAATTGTTGAAATACTTGTCGTTGATGTTGCGACGATTCCGACATCAATCGTATAAACGCTAAAATACAAACTTGAAATATAAGTTTGAATTGAATAAACCCCGCTCACAATCAAATTTGATATGCTGATTGGCGTTTTAATAAAAACAGAAAACCCTGCTCGCAATTGGTTTGGAGTATAAACCGTGCCTGTCCCTGTCGATGTCGTGTTGACAAGGGTTAGGGTTCCGCTCGCAAAGGTCGTTGTCGAAATATTGAATGTTGTGGCAGTCAAAGGTTGAGCATAATAGGTCGTGCCTTGCGTGACTCCCGTTGGGAGCGACGTGCCATAAAACACCACGCCTGTGTCGAGCGTTGGCGCAACGGCGGCTGTGACCACTGTTGGCGACCCATTGGTGAATGAAACAGATTGAACGCCCAACCCAGTGTCGTAAATGGTGACGATTGATGATCCGCTCGTGGTCGAAGCAAGCGGAACAGTCACCGTATGAACGCCGCTTCCGGCTGTGGTTGTTGCGATGCCAGTTCCGCCAACCGAGGTTGCTATTCCGAAAGTGTTTGCTGTTGGCGTAGGAGAGGTTGACGCAACATAATAAACTGTTCCTGCCACGAGCGGAGAAGGCAAAGTGCCAGTTGTGGAAAATACGATCGGCGTTCCTGGAGGGTAGGAACTTCCTGTCGCGGTCACGACTGCTGGAGTCGCGTTTGTTATTGTTACGGTGTATGTGCTTTTCGGAGAATTAGAAATTGTTTTCTGAGGAGTGATAACGTTTTCGTTTCTGCTCACTTCATCAATAACCGAAATACTTTCCTCTGCCCCAACAGCAAGAGCCGCATCTCCGACCAAATTTTGCCAAGGATGAATGTCCGTAATAGTGCTTGAAATTGGACCCTGAGTTGCCCAATCAACCCAACCGCCCATTTTCTGAACAAGGCCCATGCCTGATCTGTCGGGCACAAAACGAATAAGCTGAGACTCTGAAAACGCCGCCTCGTTCAAAGCAGGTGTTTTGTTGGTATCAATACCAGGTATCAGCTTCATCGTTGCGTGAGGCATGGGAGGTTACCTCGTTGGTGAAGCGACAGGAGATGGCGAATAGGCTGTCCAAGCTGCTGCCTCGAACTTCTTGCGGTTTTCTTCGACCAATGCACTTGCCTTGAGGGCTTGATATTGGCTTTCGTAGCTTTGCGCCATCTGAGGGTCGTCGGACTGACGACCAAAATTGCGTTGATATGCAGAGATGTAAATCATTGACGCCATGATGAACAAATCTGGCAAATAAACGCTGATGAACGTTGTGGTGTTTGCGGCAGATAAAGGCGTCGATCGAACTGTTCCAGTCAACCGAACTGAGTATGTTGAGTTGGGCGTTGGGCCAACAATGATATTTTGCGACGTTTTTCCTGTCGTTGCAGAATCACCACCATAAACCGCAAAGTATTTCGGCAAACCTGTCGTTGAGCCGCCGCCATAAACGTTTTGAATATATTCTTTCCCAATCGCCAAAAGCGGAGTTGAGTTGCCTGACCCGTCGATGACCTCAAACGTCTGCAAAGAAACAAACGACGATGTTGGAATCGTCAGCGTGTTATTGCTGGAAGTGAACGAATAAGACGAGTTGCTAATTTGCGTCGAAAGAAAATCCAAATCGCGTTGCATCCGCAATTCGGCATAATCAATCATTGATGGAACAATGGTGAGGTAATTTGGGTCAGTTTCTTGTACAACCGCCATCGTGGCAATTTGTTCAACGTAGGTTGCGTATGTTAATCCGACCATGTCAGCCTACCATGTTGAAAGCGGTCTTTTCGACTTCGGCCACGCGACGACCCCATCCTTTGCCGAATGTACCCCAAGTTGGCAATGCTTGCAAGAAAGCCAACCGATCCTCGCAGATCTTGGATGCCAATTCACGCGGGTTCATGTTGGCTACAGCGGCAAGTGTAGCAGGGCCGATAGCCCCATCAGCAACCACACCACAAGCATTTTGAAGAAACTTGGAGGCGCGAGCAGGACCGCTATTAATAGCCAAATCAAAAGTAGCAAAATCCACCCCATGCGGGAGGTCATCGCAACGGCATTTGTCCCAGTACTTTGCTTTGTAGAGTGGGGCGACATCGGCGACTGTGAGGGCTTTAATGTCATCTTTGGTTACCTCATGGCCAACCCACTCTTCCCAGACTTTCTTGGTGCAACCTAAATTTGTTGCTCCTCCTGGGTCTTTGGGGTGATCGACGTATCCCCCCTCCGATTTCAGAACATGGGCGAGTGATTCTTCAAAATTGTCTTTCATGGCTCATTCTTTCGGTGTTGAATTGTAGATCATCTGGTCTTTCTTTTGAGAACCGGATGAAGACCCAAAGTAGAATGCGATGATGCCACCCCACGCCGTCTGTAGCGCACCAAGCAACAACAACAATGCCTCGTTGCCTGTTGTTGGTAAACCATAGACAAGCATGTAAATCAGGATGGCAAAGAATCCAACGGTTACTGACACCGCCAAAAGTCTTGGGATGAAATCGCGGGTTTCAGTTTGCATTGCCCTTGCCGACTTGCGATCGTCCACCGCAAGAGCCTCTAGATCAATATCAAGGCTTTTCATTTGGACACGGAAATCAGCGTCAATCTTTTTGACAGACGCAAGTTGCTCAGGCGAGGCAGTAAGCAAAGACGCCCGTATATCGTCCTCCGACCCGTCCTCGTTGCCGAGCAGTGCCATAGACAGTGCCTTCGTTGCCATACCCGCTAAAGGACCGCCCAAGGCTGTTGCCAAGGTTGGCGCGACTGACCCAAGCAATGGGCCAAATGTTTTAAGCAGATCCATCGTCCTTACCTCCGGTTGATTTAGAACCCAACATGATACCCGACAACGTCCCTGTCAGAAACGTAGCGATTGGAGCAATTAATTTGAAGAACTCTTGATCATTCGGTGCTTGTCCGTCGATTGGTTGCACGACAAAAATCAAGCTGTAAAGCACGGCAAAAACAGTTCCCGTCAGTGTCAGGCACAGGCTGATGCCAATGATAAACTGGAGAAGTGCGTGGAGTTCGTCTTCCTTTATCCTCATCGCGCAATTGCTCCGCATGGATTTTGTTTCAGGGTATCGGCGGAGCAAGTTCCAGATGCGGTGCAGATGGGCGGATTGCATTCAGGCGCATCCCAGTTCTTGGGGTCTTGGCATGGATAGCGATAACGATCCTCGCACCCCGACAAAACCAAAAATGCAACCGCTAGCATGTATTTCATTTGTGCGCACTCGCTAGCAGCGTAAAAGGATCCATTTAAAAACCCTTGCTTAGGCGTACATAATGTTAACGGAACCAGCATCA